ATTGTATAGGTCGGAGCCGCAGTATCGGTGAGGATGACGACGGTGGTTGTCATCTTAGATATTCTTCACATAGAGCGCGGTGACTTCGAGCGCGGTGGTCGCGGTCGTGCATTGCGCGGTCCAGTTGGTGTTCACGGTGGTCTGCGGAATCGCCGAACTCACTTCCAGCATGAACCCCCGCGTTTCCAGCGTCGGCACTTCGATAGTCGCGATGATCGAGCCGCCGGTGGTGTCTCGGATATCGACCTTGGTAGTGCTCGCGCCGGAAATGGCGAGAATGAGGCCGTACAGATCAAGGAACGTAGAGGCGACTTGCGTAACAATCGTGGTTTCCGATGTGGTGTTGGATAGCGTGGCTTTCTGCGTGCCTTTGAGAATGCGGACGGCACCGACCGCCACCAGTTTGCCGAGTTTGTCCGCCATGAGCGCGACGGCTTGACCGTCCGTGACCGCCGTGGGGTTCGTTGTGGCCGCGCGCGCACCAGAGAGCAGAGGGTTTCCGGCGACCGATGCACCGGAGGCGGCCGCACCGGAGACACCGACGTACACATTTGGCGATCCTGCCGAACCGGGCGCGGAGCCTGCCACCGTTGCGGTGTCGGTGCCGACGGCCACGCGGGCTGAACCTGTACCGACCGCGCCAGTGTTGACCAGAACGGTCGTGCCGTTCACTTGACTGATATTGGTTGACTGGTTTGCGGAAAGCGACCATGCGCCCGATTGCGTGACCGCAACCGTGTTGTTTGGCGAAACCGCAACGACCAAGGCCGTGTCGGTTGCGCCTGCTGCCGTACTCGCGTTCTTGATGACGGCAAGATTGCCTGACGCATTGTCCACAAGCCGTGTCGGGTGCGTGACGTAAACGGCGGACGGATGATAGGAAATGGTGGCGAGACAGACAGCCGTTCCGGTCATTGCTGCTGTGGCGCGCACGCGAACATGCGTGGCACCGGCGCAGTTGCCGATGAAAATACCGTTGCCGGTGGTGGTGCCGGAAATATAGACGCTGCCGAAGACGCGAACGACCAGAATCTCGTAGGTCGTGCCGCCATCCATCGAAATTTCAAATTGCAGCGTCCCCGTCCATGTGCCGGACACCTGAAAGTCAACCGCATTCATGCCGTTAAGCGCCTGCGTGTATGTCGAATTGGCGCTTGGCGAGCCGGTGATGATGGAGGCGGACTGAAAGCCGGTGGTCGTGGATGACCCGGAGTCAACGATGGTGATGTTGCCGGACGCAGGGCGGGTGTCGAGCGACGAAACAGGTTGGGTAACGGCCGAGCCGTCCACCTTCCATGCCGTCGTGTTGGCGGTGTTGCCGGGCTGTACGGTCCATGTGCCGGACTGCGTTGCGGCGAGCGTTCCGGAATCGACAATCACATGGCCGATGACGGCTGAGCTTGCACCGAGCGCCGTGGATTGCAGCGCATAGTCAATTTCCGCAAGGCGGAATTGCACATTGACGGCAGGGGTTCCGGACCCATAGACCGAGCAGCGCATACGAAACTGTTTGGCTGAGACGGGGAAGTTATAGAGGCCAACGACGGTCAGGGGCGTGGCCGCTTCGGCGACAAGATCCGTCGGGGTCTGAATCCCGTACCACGTTGTTCCATCGTTCGACTGTTCGGCAATCAGCGTACAGCTGGAACCCGCGTTGGTGACTTGCACGGACGCCGTGCGATAGCCGGTGGTGGTGATCGGAAAGTTGGTGAGGACGGCCGCAGAGGACGTGCTGCCGGTCACATTCAAAACGATTTCTTCGGCGGAAACTGTCGCCGCAACCGGCAAAGGCGTCGCGGCGCTGACGTTGACAAGATTCCCCGAGCCGTCAACCCAGCCGATTTCGTCGGCAGAGGTTGGCGCTGTACTACCCGTCAATCCGACGGAAGGGCCTGAACCTGTGCCTGTGGTGGGAAGGGGTTGGGCCGAAGAAACGTCACGAAGGACGCCGGAGCCATCAACATAGGTCAGAACGCTCATAAGCGACTCTCCGGCCGCTCAATCAAGCGGGATGCGTTCCAGTGCTGCGTACACGGCGGTTGCGGTGGCGATCGTGCATTTGTAGGAGCCGGGCGCGAGGTCGAGTATCTGCGCGCCGTTGGCAAGAAAGTTTGCGATCAAGAGCGGATCGGCCACACCGCCTGTACCGTCCGCCTTCTCGAATACCTGTTTGATGTCGAGAAAGGTTGAGTCGTCCGGCCCGAGCCGTTGCAATTTCACCGAACCGCCGCCGAACGTGGCGACAACTTCCATCATGTAGCGCCCGCCCAATACGACATTGCCGGTCGTGGAGGTGCCTACATTGTTGGCGAGGACGACGCGATCTTGAAGCATCACGGACTCCGGGGAGCGCCTTGGCCCAGAGGCATGAGGTTGGAACCGCGCACGCGATCCTCGATGCGTCGCAGGCAGTTCACCAGAATGTCGAAGCTCGAAACATTGGTGAGCGAGCCGATACGCACCGTCACATCGGCGCCGGTATCCACCGCTGACGCGTCCGTCTTGACAAGGGCTGTCGCTGTTTTTGCCGTGTTTGCATCGGTCTGGGCGGTGAGGAAATTCGTGATGGCCGTATTCAGCAGCGCAAAATTGGTGGCAACCTGCGCATGAGTGAGGCCGGTCGCGCCGCCAAAGACAAACTGATGGGCGACGTAGGTGTCGCCTGTGATGGCAATAATGGCGGCTGCAAACGTGTCGATTGCGGCGAGCGCGGTGGTGTTGTCGGTGACGACGGTCCCGACGGCCGTATCGGCCGAGGTCGCGTCGGTCGCGGTCTTGCCGAACAGGTTGGAGCTTTGCGCCGTTGCGCGCCGGGCGCCGGCCGTCGCTGAAAATTCCGCCGTAGCCATGCGCTTACGCCAGAGGCCAGGTGGTGTTCGTTCCGCTCGCGATGTAGTCGCGGATCACTTCGAGAAAGCGCCGCGATTCCTCGCGCGTTGGGGTGTGAGCGGCGGTGTGCGTCACACGCACCTCAATATCCGTGGAGTTGGTGGACGAGCCGACCTGTACGTTCGACTCGACCTCCAAATCCCCAAGGTTCATGCCAAAGAAAGTGTCCGCCACGGATCAGCCCCCGGTCGTGTAAGTGACTTCGATGCCGAACAGGGCGCCGGTGGTGATGGTCGCCGTCGAAGTCGCAACGATGTCCAGAAACCCGCCTGGGTCGGTGGCGACAGCAAGCGCGTCCCAGAGTTCCTTGTTGCGCTTGTCGATGGTGTACGTCCCGGACTCGTTGGTGATGTCGGTTGCGCGTACCGCAGACGACACGTCCACGGCCGAAGCAAAGAACGCGGCCGTGATCGCTGCGCCCTGATTGGCGGCGGAGGTGCCGTCGCTGGTGGCGTCGGAGTAATACACGCCGAAGTCGAGCGCCGAAGACCCGCCCATCGCGGCCGAATCCAATACGATGCTCTTGATGACCGCGTTGCGCGGTACGCGCGCCAGAAGATAGGTCGAGCCGGTTGTCTTGCCCGAAGTCGTGGTGACAAAACCTGTGATCTTCTGGGACGCGCCTTTTGCCCCTTTGCCGGCCGCAAGTTTGGTGGGCGGCGTGGCGTCGAGGTCGGTGATCTGTGTGGTCTTGAGGCTTTCCGTGGTCATGCGTGCGTTTCCTTGGAGCGGTTGGGCCGGGTTTCAAGCCCGGCCCGTTTCGCCGATTACGGGGTTGTGTCGGCGCCGGAACTATCGACGCACTGGATTTTGATGACCTTGCCGGGCCGGGTTCGCGTCGCACCATGCGAAAGCACGGTGGACACGTTCCACGGGTTGCCTTCCTTGGTGAAAATCTGAGCCAGCTGGGTCTTGATGTCCTGCCAGACGCCGAGCACCAAACCGGACTTCACGAACATCAGGCAGTTGCGGACCGCAGCCGATTCCACCAGCGGCAACCGCTCCATCACAATGATGTTGCAGCCGTAGAGGCGGGTGACTGTACCGTTCTCCACGACGCCGCCATTGCGGTTGAACTCGCTGGACACAACCTGCGACTGCTTGAGAAGGTCGGCTTCCTGGAAGGAACCGATGACGAGGGTTACGCCTTCGCGCTCGATGTCCACATGATTCTTGCGCATGATGCGCCGGCCTTCGATGATCTTGGCGACCAGAAGGCCCGATCCCGTTCCGCCGAAATCCTCGTCCACCGTGTATTTGGTGTCGTCGAAGGTTTCGTTGGAAAGCGAGTTGGCGTCGGTGCCGATCTGGTTGGTGCCGAAGGCGCCGGTGACAATCGCGTCGTCGAAGGCGCGGTTACATGCACTTGCCCACGAAGAAACCGTTTCGCCCTTGGGGTCGATTTCGGTCTTGAGCAAGTCGAAAGTGTCGATGAGCGTGTCGCCGACGTAATCGGTCGGAGCAACCCAGCGCCGGGTGTAGTAGTTGGCGTCGTAATTCTTGTCCGAGAAGCGGCCGGAAACGGCCTTCATCTGGACGGGCTCGATTTGCTGAATCGGGGACATGAGCTTGGCGCCCGTAATCCCCTGTTCGCGCACCGCGCCGCGAATCTTGGTTGTCTCTTGCTGAAGCGCCATTTCGAGCGCCAGCGAGAATTTGGTTTGGGCTAGGGCAATTTCGTATGCGTCGGCCACGGGTGTAATCCCTCTTGGTCAGGTTCAAAGCGATTTGCTTTGGCCGTGTCCCAAGAGGGGGGGCCGGAGTTCTGTCTTTCGACAGCTTCCAGCGGCGCTTGCGCGGTCCCGCGCCCGAATCACTATCGGGCCTGACGAATCATGTCAGTCTGTGGTGTTTGTTGTCAACCCCGCTTTTTGGCGTGCTCGGGAAGCAGCCCGGTTTTCTTTCCGCGATCGGCCGAGACAAATTCATGGGCGACGGACTTAGGCGGAGGCTCCTTGCCCTCCGCCTTCAGTTTCGCGCGGCCCTTCGCGGAATCCGCCATGTGCATATACCGGGATTGCGCCTGTGATGTGCTGGGCATGGTTACGTTCCCCTTGGCGTAATCATTTCGGCGAGCGCGTTGTACTGCTCGGTCGCGGCAACATCGCCACGGCGGACCTTGGCGCCGAAACTGTCGGGGCCTTTTTCGCTCATCAGTTCTTTCACCTTGGCGGTTGCCTGTTCGGGCGTCATCAGTCCCGTCCCGCCCGGTGCCTGATTGGCGATGAAGCGGCCTTCGCCGGTTTGCTGGCCGAGCTTCAGGAAGCCGTCCATCACTTTTGATGCGCCAATGGTCTTCTGCAAGGTTTGCAGCATGTCCGGAGTAAAGCCGAACTTCGTCATTGCCTGCTTGGCGATGAACAGGAAGGCGTCGTGGTTCGGTCCCCATGCCGCTTCGATGGCGCGGATTTCTTCGGAGAGCTTCGCCTGATCCACAACCGTGCGCGCTTCGTCGATCTTCTGAATGTACGCGGCCTGGTCCTTGGCGATCGACGCGGCCTGGTCCTTGGTGAGGTTGGCTTTGAACGCTGCGGCCCGCAGATGCGCGGCATAGTCCGCGTCCAGTTCGGTGCCGTCAGGGAATTTCACGTCTTTGTAGTCGTAGTCATCGGCTTTCGCGGGCCGGCCGAGCTTTTCATGGAAGGCGGTGATTTCCTCCGGCGTCGCATCGGGTTTCGGCCGGATCACAATGCGATCCTTGTCCGGCGTTCCCGTCAGCCGGGAAATCATCTGGGTTGCTTCGCGGTGGCCCTTGTAGAAATCGTGCGCCGCTTCCAGTGCGGTTTTTTTGTCGAGGCCGCGCGTCTGCAATGTGCCGACGAACTCTGCATCGGTCTTCATGGTGTCGAACCATGGCGCCGCATTCGATGCTGCGGCCTGTGCCGTCGCGGCTGCTGCTGCCGCTGCCTGTGCTGCTGCTGCTGCGCCGGTATCGCCAGTGGCGGCGGCGGTTCCTGTTGAACTCAAGATCAGTCTCCTTTTTTGCGAACGCCGCCATAGACGGCGAACAGTTCTTCGGTGGTGAGATTCAAGTGGCGCTGGATGCGACGAAACACCTTCTGCATCCCGTTCCACTCGCCGAGTTTGTAGAGGTCGCTATGCGGGCAATCCTCATTGACATGACAGAAACGGGCGAGGTCCATCAGGATCGTGTCCGTCGCCCGGTTGGGAAATTTCAGTTGATAACTGCGGCGGCGCCAGTCTAGGAATTGCAGCGTGTTTTCATAAGCGGCCTTCAGCCACTCTTGGCGTTCGTTCAGTTGACTCATGCGGTCTGCTGTCCGCCGGGCTGCTGATTGATCCGCCCGCCTGCTTTCTGAACAACGGCCTGCGCTTTCAGCATGGCCGCCTGCGCGGGAAGAGCCTGTACGTCCTGTTCCTGCTGCTTGGCTTTTGCGCGGGCCTGTACGAGCGCATCCATTTCGTCGGGGCTTGCCATCCACGATTCGGGGACAGACTGAATATCGGCGATCGCGGGCCATGCGCGTTTGAAGGCGAACGGGTCCATATGCGAGGGATCGCCGGTCTGGCCGGCGACTTCGAGGGCGGATTCCACCGTGCGCAAAAAGCCTGCCGCATCGCCCGCGCGCGCCGCCTTGAACAAGGGGCTGGTATAGATGACTTTGTACTGTCCGCCTGCCTCGCGCAGAAGCGGCGGCATGGGCGGCAGCAGCATCAAGTCGTCCGCAAGGTCAACTTCGCGTTCGATCATCGCGCCGAGATATTCCGGTGCCACAGACCCCGCCATCGGGGCGAGAAAGATTCCCTTCTGGTTGATGAGTTCGACAACCTGTGTCGCGGTCATCTGCGGATTTTCGACGAGTGCGGAAAAAATCGTGGTCAGGAACGCTTCGCCGATGATGGCGCGTTCCTCGTCCATCATTTCCTTGGTGATCTGGATGGAGCCGTATTCGAGCGGCGAAACCAGCGGCTTGCCGTCTGGGCCCATGCCGCCCTTCATGTAGGTGCCGGGGCGCAGCGACGGATCGACAAGGCCATCGTCGGGGCCAAGCAGAATAGGGTCGGCTGTACGGTGGCCGACCTTCAGATACATCGTCTTTTCGGCGTTGAGGGTTTTCAGCGCCGGGAGAATCAGTTGCGCCGGGCCGTCCGCATACGGGTCTTCGGGGTTTTGCAGATAACGCGCATAGGGCAGCGGGAATGTACGGTAGCCGCCGATGTTGGAGGTCGCGCCCTTTGGCGTCAGCAGTTGTTTTGTCGTGAGCGAAATGTAGTAGTTGCGGAACGGCATGGCCTCAGCGTCTTTGCGGCCGGGTTCGTATTCGCTGTTCGGGCAGACACAATGCAGAAAATCGAACGGGGCCTGCGAGTTCTTTTCCAGCGCGGTTTGCAGTTGTTCGGGAATTTTCTCGAACGCGCAGGACGCCTGAAACGCGGTGAGCCGAAACCAGCGGTCGAAGCCGACGACGCGGCCCTGATGGTTTGTCTCGATGTACACCTGACCGAGCGGGATTGCCGAATAGCGAACGCCTCTGGCGGGGTTTCCGCGTGCGTCGATTTCGCGGTCCACAAACAGCGGGCCGTTGCCGAACGCGCCGAGCATCTGCCAGATGACCTGATTGTTCCGGCGGAACGCGGCGTTGGGCGCATTGCGCATTTCAGCGAGAATGTGCGAAACGCGCTCGAAATAGAGACGGGACTGGCGGTCTTTCTGAATGTTGGGATCGGTCGAAGCCAGAACCGCCCAGGTGGACGAGAACGGCGTCATCATTGCGTCGCAGATGGCGCCGAATTTCCAGTTGGCGAGCTGGCAGGTGGAATCGACTTGCAGTTGGGTCTTTTTGATGCCGGGGAAATTGTAGTTGCCGAAATAGAAGGTGTTTTTGTACTGCGGCGCCATCAGCGAGGCCGACTCTTCCCATTGAAGCGCGCGGGGGCCTCTGTATGCCTGCTTCTGCGCGAAACTGCGCAGCCGTTCCTCAACGATGGATAGTTCGCGTGCGGTCTGCGCGACTTTCGCCGCGCCGGAATCGCCGTAGCCGGAAAGCGACCGTTCAGCCGCCATCAGCGATGCGAACCGAGCAGCGCCATCACGGAATCGCCAAAGGACGACATCGGCCCCTGACTCTGACCGGCGGCCATCAGCTTCTTTTTGCGGGCGGCGATTTCTTCCGGTGTCAGACCCTTGTTCGGGTCCGGCGTCTGCGAGCCGGACATGGCCTTTGCCAGCGGCCCGGCAGGCGGAGCAAAGGTATTGGTGATCCAGCTACCGAGAGCGGTCTGTCCAGCCATAGAAGATCGAGCCGCGAGAGGGGTGGCCAGTACCAAAACGACTGATTCGCGGTTTTATGTCAATGATGGTGCGTCATGTTTGGAGCGGGGCCGGCCGGTTTTTGCTGTGCCGCCGACCGGCCCGCTTGGGAGGGTTTGGTTGAGGTATCCTTCGGAAGCCCTTTCGTGCGTTGTGGTTGCGCCCTTGTTTACTGCGCGGCGAATTTTCCCGTCAAGTGAAAAAAAGAGCGGCAGGGGAGGATACTTGCCGCTCAAGGTAGCCCCTTCGACGGGGCTGGGGGTTGTGGCTTAACTTCCGAGCTTGCCGGTGATGGTGTGCAGCAGAGATTGCTTGTTCGAGCGCAGATCGCGGACGAAATCGTTGAGCACCGACGGATCGCTGCGATTGGTTTCAATGATGGTGGATACGCTGTCGATGAAGGTTCCTGCCGCCTGTTCCGGCGAGGATGCTTTCTGGACGGCGGTTTTCAGATCGCTATAGCTTTTCATGGATCAAGCCTTTCCGCTTGCGTGCGAGAGCCAATTCCCTCGCGTGCGGGCGCACCTTGACTCAAAATTCATTCATGGCGCAAGCGGAATCTCGCACCTTGCGTCTTTCGTCTGTTGCGGGGTCGTCACGATATGCGCGGAACATCGCCTTCGCCCCCAACAGATTGATAAGGGCGCTCAGCCATAGCCCGAAGCGGCTCACCACGATGAAATCAAATCTGTGGACAAGCGCACAGTGGCAGCACTCGAACAGGTAGCCGTTCTGTTTGGCCGGAATCCACTCGCCGGGACGGGGGCGCGCGTACAATCCATTACCCTCCATTACCTTCCACTAAAGGGTCGCCGGGGAGCGAGGATTGAACTCGCTTCGTGTGTGGTTCCACACACCGCTCCATTAGCATCCCCGGCTGTTCAGTTGATCTTTACGATGGCGGTTTGCAGTTCGTCGCGGAAGGCTTCGTTTGCCGCCAGCGCCTTCAGTGTCTTGGCAAGTTCGGTCTTCAGTGTCGCCAGATAGGAGAGCTGCGAAGAAATCGTCGTCTCAACAGCATCGCGTTCGGCTTGCAGGATTTCGAGTGCGGAAGTCATGGAAACACCCTTTGCGGTTTTGGCCTGTCGTCTTCGGCGAGTTGTTCGATTTTTCGGAGGACGCTGGCGCCTTCCGATTCCGGCGAGACTCCCGCATTGATCCAGGCACGCAGCCATTTGAACTCGGATTCCGAGAGCACAAGACAGTAGATGGTTTTCATGCGGCCCTCGCTGCGGCTGCGTTCGGTGCGGTTGGCGACGGGGATTCTTCCGGTACAGCGACTCTCCACTCGTCGGCTGGCGAAAGACGCATCAGTTCGACCGCGCGGCCGACAAACATGCACGGCATAACCGGATGCTGGTACACATGGGTCAGTCTGGGTCTGCCTTTTTCGTCCCGTTCATAGCGGGAGAGGCGCCCCATCATGTCGTTGGAACAGACATAGACGCGGTTCTGGGACGGCGATTCTTCCACCACAATAGCTTCGGGGCGGTTGCGCCAGAAGGTCATGCGAACGCCTCGTCATCGTCGCCGCCAAGCCAGATCGAAAGACAGAGCGGGCCGAAGCAAATGTAGAAAACCGAATCGCCGTCGAAAAACGCCCCGAACAGACAAGCCCCGAAATCACAGTCGAAGTGAAACATGGTCCGTTACGCCTTTGCCCGCACGCATCAACGACTGATTCGCGATTCGCCGTCAAGCGGCCTTCAGAACGGCTGATAGTTGATCCACAAGGTCGCCACGGCTGCCCACGATCTGGCTGTTGCTGTAGGTGAACTCCCTGCCGGTTCGTCCGCCGCGTTTTTCCTGAAAGGTTTTGTCCGGCACAACGGCAATGCCTTGTTGCGAAAGCCAAACATCATATGGGCTGATGTGCCAGCTCAGATTCGCGTGCTGTGCTTCGCCATCGGGACAGCGCGTTACCTTCCCCGCATAGGCAAGGATGGCAGCACGTTCTTCCGGAGTTACGCGGTCGCCCATCGTGCCCACGCGAGTTCTTGTTGGCGGCGGAAAAACACCAGTGGATTTTCGCGGTCACGGCGACGATTGCAGTCAGCGCACGCCGCAACGGTGTTCAGATAGGAATGCTTGCCGCCGCTGGCCTGCGGCACCAGATGGTCGATGGTGCAGCCAACGCGAATGTCGCCCCCGCAATAGGCGCAACGATGGTTCTGCGCTTCGGAAAGCCGCCGCTGCAAACTCTTACGAAGTCGAGAATTGATTCGCGCGCCCATGCACGCGACCTAATCTGATTCGCACTCAGGGGGTCAAGCGGCGCAACTCAGTACGTCGAAATCGACATCGCGACACACGTCTGAGCCTTGCCGCTGTTCCTGTCCGACGGCGCCTCTGCGCGCGGAGCGGATCGTCATGCATCCAATCCGGGTCGCACTCAACAGGTCGTCGTTCTGCTTGACGATTTCGGATGAGCCATCGTTCTTCGGAATCCGGTGATAGTGCCGGTATTCCTCGAACCATTCGGAAAGATGCGAAGCCACCTTGAAGCGGCCCGAACGCATCCGGTCGTCCATCACGCGGATTCCTGCTTCGGTGGAAATCGTCCCGTCGGGGAATGCAGCATGGCTGGGAAGCGTCTTCAGGCCGGCGTCCTTGTAGAGGCGCATCACAGGTTCGACGCTCCCACGCTCGCGGATATGACCGTCATGGGGCCATGCGACGGGAATTTCCTTCCCCCAGGGCTTCATCGCGGACGCATGATCTATCGGTCTGGATTCCCGCATCTTGAAGGCGTGCAGGACGTGGACAACATCGGCGTCACGGTCGTGCGCGAGCAGCACCGCAGCGAACGGGTGCTCCGTTCCAATGTCGATCGCCCAGAGTTTGAACCAGTGCGACGGAACCGGATTGACGGACGGCTCTTTCAAGTCTTCTTCGTCAACCTCGAAGATTCGCCCCGAGCCCATCATCGGTTCGCCGCGTGCGCGCGCCGCTCGTTCGTGCGAAAGATAGCCCGCGACAATGCGTTCGCGCTCTTCCGGCCTGATGTGTTCGGCGTCGTCGATCGTCATGCCTACGTAGGCGCGGTCATCCGAGGGTTCGGAAAGATACCTGTGGACAACCTTTGTACGGCCCATCAGCGGGGTAAACGTGCAAAGCATGATCCCGCCCGTAGTAGCGAGGCGGGTCAACCCTTCCGAGTAGAGAGCGATCGGCGGTTCTTCATCGCACCACACGCCGTCAAGGGTTTCTCCCTGCCATTTTTCCCGTCCCTGCTCATAAGTCATAAAACGCACGGTCGATGTACCGCCGGATTTGTGCTTGACCTGTACGGTGTCGTACAGCCCAGCATAGCCGTGGGCCAGTGTCGTGCCCTTGTCCCAATTTACCGAAGACTTCGGCACCATGCCGGTGCCGCGATCGTCCAGCACGTTCGGCGTACCGAACAACACTTTCTGACAGACATCGCGCACCGCAAGTCCGGTCATGCCCGCCGCCCACCAGCGCGTCGGTTCGGCAAAGCGCCGTCCTTCCCACCATTTCGGATAAATCCCCGAAAGGTGCATCGCGACTTCAGCACCCGCGCACCACGTCTTGCCCGAACGGTTGGCTGCGATCAGCGCGCGTTCGTGTTTGGTTGCGCCGAGGTCGTGAAAGAGCTTTTGCTTGGTGTACGGTTTGTAAAAATCCAACGCGAAGAATCGCCGCCGCCTGGCAAGAGCTTCTTGAAGCTTGGCTTCTTCGAGTAGGGCTGTACGGTCCGGCGGGTTTGTCATGGCAGTCTGCCCGTGATCATGTGCGCGAGGCGGCGCGTTTCGACAAGCACAGTCATCTTGTCTTCGCTATGGCGCAGTACGAATCGGACGAAACGGTCCAGCACCGCTTCAATGCGCGCCAGTTCCAAGGCCTGTCTGTCCGGCGATTTTGTCATGGCAGCTTGATTCCGCGATTGAACTTTCCAATAGCGACGCGGCGTTCATATTCGGTCTTGAACGGCCCGTAGGGCTGGAAGCAACCATTTTCGTCCGGGCGCGGCGCATCGAACCATAAACCGCCGTCCCATTCATAGAGAACGAGATACGAGTTCTCGCTCACTCGCCCTCGCGAGGCAACGATTCTTCGATGCGAAAGGCAATCTCCGCATTGATGGCGCGGCGGTTTTCCTTGGCGATTTTCGCGAGTGCGGCCCATTGCTGCTGCGTAAAACCCAGCCGCACGCAGCGCGCGTCGCGGGTGTTGTTCTTGTTCATGCGGCCTCTTTCATTTCGACAAACTCGCCGTCCAGAACAGGAGCGTTCTGGTCGAGCGATTCAATTCCCTCAATGCCCGTCGGTTTGTATTCGATCAGGTTGTTCTTCGCCCGCAGTTCGACGAGGCGCGCAATCAGTTCGTCGCCGCTCAAATCTTCCAGCGTGTGTTCGTGCTTGACCGTGATGTGCTGCGAAATAATCATTCCGCCCCGGTTCAGCAGTTCCTTGGCTGCATCGAGGCGGATTTTCGCGCTTTCGTCATCGAGCAGAGACAGGAGCGTGTCCGCAGAACGGATGACGGCGCCGCGAAACAGAAACTCGGTTTCCTCGCGGATCGCTTCGAGCACCAGTTCGTTGCGCATCAGGTGACAGGCTTCGGACGCTGCGTTCTCCGGCGTGCCTCCTATGCCGGCCAGTTCGGCCGCCAGTTTCGGCGAGCGCCCGCCCGTACCGACATAGGCAATGACATACCGCTTGCGGTTGTCGGTCAGTTTCGCCATGGCCGGACCATAATCGCGGCCGGGATCGAGAATGATCTGCGGCGGGTTGGCGGTCTTGCGCGACGAGGCGGGAAGCGGCTTGCCTTTGGGCGGGGTCAGTATTCGCTTGCCGGAGGGGGCGTACTGCTTTTTCACAGCGCGCTCCCCGCAGCAACCAGCACCTCTTGATGGTCGAGCGCGTCACGGCACGATTCAAATTCCGCGCCGTCCGTACAGTGCCAGCTTGTGTTGTTATTCGTGCGGCGGGAGCTGATGCAGATGGCACGAGGCGCGGCGCCCAGAAACAAATCGCGCGCCCAATCCAGTTCCCTTGCGGTGTAGATCATGCGGCAAGCTTCCAGTTATCAGGATAGCAATAGCGCAGGATTTCGTCGTCGATTTCCAGGTCCGGGTCTTTGTCCTGCGCCTTTTCGACGTAGCACCGCACCATGTGACGCTGCACGCCACGGGCGCGTTCCGGTACAGCAACGCCTTCCGCTCGCATGGCTTTCATCGCCCATTGGTCGGCTTCGTATTCCGCTTTCCAGTCAGGGACAGTCGGATCGTCCAGATGGCCCAGAACGACGTGGCCGGCTTCATGGAGAAAAATCAGCAGGGCGTCGCGCTCGTCGAGACGCGGGCAAACGATTACCCGGTCGCTTGTTGCGCGGCCGTGATAATCGGCGTGGGGCTTTTCGATAACCTTCCAGCCTTTCGGCGTGCGTCGCCGTACAACGGCGCGGATACGGCTCTCCAGGTCACGCATCGAGCAAAAACGCCAGCCCGACGAACAGCAGAACCAGCAAAACGACCACGCCCGTCACAGTGTCCATGAAAGCCCCTTCGTGAAAGCAAAGTCCGCGAGCCCAAACACCAAGGGCGCAGGAACCAATCCTAGTCGTAGTCTGTCTGCGACACCCGCGAATCGCCCGCACAAAGCATTGGCCTTCTCACCACAAACTGTCAACGACCGCACTTGACCTTCACATTCGCCCGGTGCCTGGCCTTCTTCCGGCGCTCCATGCTGCGGCGTTTCCCCAGCATTTCCGCCAATTTCTGTTCCGTCTCCGCCAATCGAAGGCGCAGCTCATCCATGCTTTCAGACGGCCCCCCGGTCTTTTCGGCAATGTTTTCCACAGGAAGCGCCACCGACCCGGAAACAGCAGGCACAGTAACGGGAAACGCCGCCCTCTCCCGAGCAACACGCGCCCGCTCGCACGACCACAAATTGTCGTGCCCGTACCCGCAACCCAGACATTCGATGATAGCGCCCATCGCCCCGCCACCATGGCATGTCCCACGGGGACAGTCAAACGCCAATAATCCCGCCGCAAAGCGAAATAGAGAGGGGATTAGCCTCACCCGTCGGCCCCCGTATTGCGGCCCCCAGCCGGCCCCGCCCCCGGTCTTTCCGGCCGCGCCCCGGGCCTGCAGGAGAGGGCAGAGGATGGAAAAGAATGACGCAGTGTCAAGATGTTAGCGCCAAAGACCATACAGAAAATGTGGACATAGAGAGAGGGGAAAGGGGGAGGGACCATCACCCAGGCAGCCCCATCGCCTGGCGCTCTCACCTGACCATGACACCGCGTCACGATTGCATCGCTCCGGGGAGCGAGCAGAGCAGGGAGAGAGTGTAGGTGCTTTGATTGGTTTGTTTTACTGCTCGGACGGCGCGGATTGCCCTCAAATGACGAGGCGTCACGTTAACCAGATATTTACCGCGTTGCAGGGTTTCGCTTGCAAGGCCGCGCGCAAGAGAGAACATGCGGGGTGATCTGAAAAGGGAACACGACCATGACCCATATCACCTACAACCGCGCTGCATCGGATCGAGAGTCCAGGCGCATTATGATTGAACGCGCGGCTGATGCTGCTATCGCGGCAAACGAGTTGCAGTACCAGGCCGCAGCCATCATAGGCCCGACGCTGTTGTCGGTTGTGATTGGTTCGGCGATTGTCGCATGGGTGCTGTTGTGAGCGCGCGCGGCATTCAATGCGGCCTTTGCCTCACAGCGGCGGTGGCCCTGCTCTCACTCGCAACGCAAGCGCCGTTGAATGAGGCTGGCTTCCTCGCCTGTATCGGAGCGGCATGTGTCCTCCTCGCCAACGCCTACGCTTTTCTTTCGGCGTATGAGCTATGAGCGCCCCGAAGCACACGCCGGGACCGTGGCGTTATGAACGGGCGCGCAATGGAGCGGCCATTGTGTTCGGCGGTCCCGGCTGCACGTTTCCAGTGATGGAATCGCCCGTCGAGGCCACAGAGTTCTACACTGAGGAGCGCGAAGCCAACGCCGCGCTTATCGCAGCCGCGCCGGAGATGTTGGCGGCGCTGAAAGCGGCATGGCTCGCGTATGAGCCGCAGTAC